TCTGTAGCCATTGGTTCAAAATAGAACTCAACGTCTGGGAAAGTCTCAACCAATAAGTTATTAGTAATAATATTCATTGCATAACCACCAGTCATGCAAACATTATGTAGGCCAGTTTTCTCCAGATACTTACGTACAAGTTTAACAACAACTGTCTGAGTATCAACCTGCACCTCCTTTGCGAAATCTGCATAGGGTTTGTAGTTAGATTGTGTCAATTCTGTAATAGTATCAAGACCTTTCTTACCATATAATTCCTGTGCTATATTCATATGATTCTCATCATAAAACATGAGATGAATGTCCTTACAGTGGAACAAATCATCGTCCACATACAAGTCATCTTTTATATGTGTTGTATGTACATCTCCATAGGCACTAAGTCCCATAACTTTACCTGCTTGGAGACATCGTTCACCCATCTGTACGGCAGCAGCAGAATATAGATAACCCAATCCCATCATAGAATGACCTTTCATCCAAGGATATAATTTTATTTTATTCTCATATACTATCTCAAATGAACCACCTATAAAAATAGTCTCAGATTCAAACAATCCCTTAGAAAGACCACCTGCACCATCAATAACTACAACAAGTGCATCATCGAATCCACTGTTGTAGTATGCACCTGCTGCATGAAATTTATGATGACGACTATCCTTTACAATTTCAGGAAGTTTACCATGCTTTCTCTTATAAGCTTCAAGAAATACCTTAGTAAATTTTAAACTATCATCACCTAGGAATGTCTTATCACCAAAGTAAGATAATACTATAAGATCTACTGGTTCATCTACCTTCAGTATGTTTTTATAGATGTGAAAGTGCTTATCATCATGCTTCTTACCACTAAATCTTTCTTCCAAAAAATAATGCTTGACCTCACCATCGTAGATACAAGCATTAGCATCATGATTACCATAATGTATAGCAAGAACCCTCATACTTTGAGTGCTGCAAACTTCTTAGACAAATCTTCCTTAGTACTTTCAATTTCATCTTGACCCGCATCTGTAAGACCATCCTGTGCTGACTGTTCTACGTCATATAATCTCATCTTAGAACGATCAAGACCCACTACAAATCTCTTATTCATTGTAGGATCATTGTACCTATTCTTCAACTGCTTAACCATGATCTGATTCATTGCTTCCAACTCTTCTGTAGAAATAAGGGCAAACATAAGGTCAGCAGTAGCAGGGAGTCCGAAAGATTCAGAGGTGTCAGTAAGGTCCACATCGCTACTAGCAAAGCCGCTACGAGTAGTTTGAGTGGCAGATACAATCGGAAGGTTCGCCTCAACTGCGAGACCCCGTAGTTCTTCTGCGATTGCTTTGATGTATGAATAGGAGTTGACATTGCCTACCTTAGAATAACGACTAGATGCACATATGTTTAAGTAATCTATGAATATAATATCAGGTCTAAAATCTTTCTTCAATGCTAACTCATTGATCAATGATCTAAAGTGCCCTGAATGTGCAGACGCAGTAGGATATTCTTTAATAATTAACTTGCCCTGTGTCTTCTTAGCAAGCTTCGTCACCTTAGATTCAAACATCATCTTAGGTAACTGATGAAGTGATTCTGCATCAAGGTTTAAAAGATTTTCATCAATACGTTCCGCAATCTTTTCTTCAGCCATCTCCAAAGTAATGTAGAGTACATTCTTATTCTGGAGTAAAGCACCACTAGCAACATGACACATAAAGAGAGACTTACCCACACCAGTACCTGCAAGAGCAATGTTGAGAGTTTTATTAGGAAGTCCACCTTTTGTGATCTTGTTGAAGTATTCCAGATCGAAAGGTATCTTTTCCTCAGTGGTATGGTAGAAGTCGTATCTCTGCTCGTAGTCCTGTAGATAATCATGACCTACATTAGTATCAAATCCCACTGCTAATGCATCAGAAAGGATATTAGGTATGGCACCTGTAGCTCTCTTCTCATCATTACCTTCTGCAATCTTTATACTCTCCATGAGTGCAAGGTAGATAGCACGTTCCTTACACCACTTCTCAGTAGTATCTAATATCCATTCAGGATCAGATTTTTCAGCATCGATATCTCTAATGAGTTGCACAATCTGAGTGTGCTGATCATCAGATATAGTATCAAGATGCCCTACTTCAATCTCCAATGCCTCCTTAGTAGGTAAAGCATTGTATGCAGTGAAGTATTTAGATATTACCCCGAATAAATTCCTCTCAAGTGTCTCCGAAAAGTACTCTGACTTAATGAAAGGCAAAGTTTTACGAACATAATCTTCCTCAAGAAGAAGGTTCTTTAGTATTAGATTCTCAACCTTGCTCATTGCGTGTAAGTGTCACTGGAATTGTCATTGTTAATCTGAGATCTGAACTTTCATTCATAGGAACGTTAGTCTCAATCCACGATGGATGTATTATAACATCCCCTTGGTTCACGTAAACCCCACTAGTATCAGTCCACTCTTCTACACCAGGATCAAAGGTACGGATAGTACTCTGTAGTGGATGCCAGTACATATCTGATCTCTTACAATTACTTATGTAATGAGTAAATGTATAGTGACTGGGTAAAGTATCAAGTCTATCAGTACTTTCACCCTTTTCAAATGCTTTAAAAATATATGCCTCAAAATTCCATGAATGAGTATCAGAACATCCAATGTCAGACATAAACTGATCCATAATATCACTATACTTTTCGTACTGTGGATGGGGTATCTGATTATACCCCATAATAACAGGTGATACCTCAGTGAATCTCTCAGTCTTATACTCTTGTTGCCAATGGTCTAAGAATATTTGGTTATCTTCAATGGCATACTTACGAATGGGTGTGGTAAATAGATCTACTCTCATGACTTATCAGTACCATACTTATACTCCTGACTAGCAGCCCAGTCTAACTTCTCCATTATTTCTGGAGTGAAGTACTTTTCGGGGTCTTTAAGGATAGCTGAAGGATACACAGAGGTATCACCAACAGCGACACGATTGCCCTTACGGGTAAAGACTCCATACTTCTCACCCAGTTCCAATAGTCCGTAGTACTTGTCAAGACCTCGTGCGTCATAATATAACCTCGTTTCTACTTGTGAATTTTCTACTGTCAGACGCGACTTAGCTGCCTTTGCTTTGACAATATTTCCGATGACATCTTTACCGTCTTTCTCTTTCTTTTTCGAGAGGTATATGATTGTAGAAGCAGCATACTTAAGACCGCTACCCCCACCCATTTCCTTTGTGGGAACGTAAGCACCGACAACATCATAGGTGTGATTTGTGACAAGTAAGGGGACATTCGCTTTTCCTAATTTTAAGGTAAGTATTCTAAAGATTGCTTTAACTACCTGTGCTCTAGTCATGTCACGAGTGTCTTTACCCTCGGCACTGTCTGCTAGTTCTTTGGAAGTTGAAAGCATTCCTAATGAGTCTAACACAAACATCATAGGCTTGCGCTCTTCTTTAGGTTGTTTTAAGTATTTGTCTAATATTTGTAATGCTTGTGTTCTGAACTCTTGAACTGTAGTAACAGGTACCAAGATCATACGTGATCCATCGATGCCACGGTCATCAATCATCTGTTTGGTGACTGCAGCTTCACTCTCAAAGTAAACTACACCAGCATCGGGGTTCTCTCTTAGGTAGTTCTGGACAATACCCATACAAAAGAAGGTCTTACCAGTACCACTTTCACCTGCTAAGGCAGTGATCTTATTGCTTGGAACACCTCCATGAATTGAACCACTACAGAGAGCATTAAAAATATAAGAACCAGTGTCAACGAAAGATTCAATATCTCCCACGCCACCTTCAGAAAGGAGACCAGCATATTCATTGTCAATTGTTTTTACTATTTCGTTTAAAAATGATGAAGTCATGAAAATAAAAATTCAAGGTTAGATACTCTCTCCGTTTCCCATCCTATCACGTTTGTGATGATTCGTAAAGGGTCAAGAAAAGATTTTTTAAATTGGGCATCACGATCTATACTCTTCTCCAAGTCCAACTCCCTAGGGAAGGTGTTAAGGAAAGAGATAACGTTCTCATTCATTTTGTTTGGAACTCTTAAGTACAGATACTTGATCTTCTCACCCTCTTGAACTAACGGATATTTGAATTCGAGTTTGTTTTTTGCGATATAAAAATTATAAAGCAAAGTTCCACGAACATGTAGAGGGCATCCCTTTGAATACACGGTTCCTGACGCTTTGAATTTGCGTAAGCCATTAACTGACCTCGGAAATGCTATGTCTTCAGGTGGTAATGAGTCAAACTCATTCCTGAAGGTATCTATAAAGGAAATAAGTTCGTCTTCTGTACCCGTCACCATGAGCTTTAATGCTTTTTTAATAGCAGTACGACATGGCATAGGAGTAGAAGACTTCACTGCCTCTAGACCCATGATCTTAAGTTTAGGTTCATTATATCTGACACCCTCACTGTCCCATACGTTAAGAATATACCTCTTCTTGGCAGTCCATATGCCACTAGAAGCAATGTTCTCACGCTTCATGAACATCTTCTGATCGTATGCGTTTACGTAGTCGGCCAGTTCTTGGTAGCAACTTTCAATATAAGGTTCAAGTTCCACCTCACAGACCTTATCAAGGAACGTGACAACGCTTTCATCAGTTTTCTCTCTGCCCTTGTATACAGTCTCGACCAAAGGCCCCATATTAAGATAAATGGAATCAGTATCTGAAGCAATAACATAATCAACCTCCTCTGTTTTTAATACCCTATTAAGATACTCGTTTACTTTGTTTTCAATCCAACGGATGCTAAACTGCCCACCGTAAGTAATCGCCTCAGCATTGCGTAGGTTGTAATATCTAAAGTACTGATTTCCGATGGCACCATAAGCCGAATTGAGTTGGATCTTTCGAGCCATTTGGATGTTATTGAATTTACTAATATCCTTTTGTAGCTGAGCAGTGGGACTTTTTTCATAATCCCTCTTTGCCTGAAGCATTTTCTTCTTATATAACGTGCGTTCATCATAGATCTTCTGCATTATTTCTGGAAGAAATCCATGGATGTCCTTCCTATACTGTGCACCATTAGGTGCTACACAAAACTCACCATCAATAACAACCTCTTTCTTTAGAAGCCTTTCAACGCTCGCGCTGGCATGTCTAGTCTCCCAGAGGGTCTCTGGTGAGATGTTATATTGCATAATAAGGTGAGGGTAAAGGCTATTGAGGTCAAAATTAACAACCCAATCATAGCGTCCTGGTTTCGGTTCCTTGACATAAGCCCCTTCATACTTCTCGTTTTTGTCTGATCGTTTTGCTGGTGGTACAACAAGATTTTTATTCTTTAGAAAATTATATATGATAGTATCCCACATGCGTACTTGGAAATACACATCTCTTATGTTGACTTTAGCATCATATGCTAGAGCAACAGCAAGTTCTATCAACTTCATCTTATCTTCAAGACGAACTACCAGTTCCACGTCCTTGATGTTGTAATCAATGAACTTCTGCCAGTCCTTCGTGTAGAAATCTTTGAAGTTTTCAAACTCACTGTGGTCTAACTTCTTCTCTCCTAGTTCAACAAAGGCAATATGGTCTAACCTATATGATTCTTGATTGGTATAAGTAAACTTCTTATACAAGTCAAGATAGTCTACCACATTAATACCAAACATGTTGTATATAATCTGTTGGCGACCTTTGATCTCCATCTCTTCACGATGAACAATGCCCCATGGAGACATCTGCTTCATCTCCTTCTCACCAAACAACCGTTCCATACGTCCGCAGATATATGGTACGTCATACAGTTCTACATTCCACCCCGTGAGAATATCTGGGAAATTAGTAGTCCAATAGTGAAGAAAACCACGGAGCAAATGTTCCTCGCTGTCACATAAGATATATTCAACGTCCTTGCGATCCGTCCTATAAGGTTTGGTACCCCATACTTTGATCTTACGGCTGATATAGTCCTGGACTGTAATGCTGAGAAGAGGTTCCGCGCATTCCTGCACGTTAGGAAAGCCATTTTCACATGCCACCTCGATATCAAGAGATGTAACCTTAAGACTCTTAAGGTCATAGTCAACTTCTGCTGGAAACTCTTTTGATATGAATTGGTAGAGATATCTGTCATACCCATGCACCTCAAAATTGTCTATGTCTTTGTACTTGTCTCTAAATGCCCTAGCTTCTCTTATTGATTCAAACTTGATAGGCTTTGCGTATCTACCATCAAGTGTCCTATGTTTAGTCTTCTTATCAGTAACGACAAAAAGGGTCGGAGAGAACTTGAACTTTCTCTGGATACGTTGTCCGTTCTCGTATCCAAGATAAAGCAGGTTATCCCCGACCATCTGAACATTTGTATAGAAACTCATTCTTTAGTAACTAACTCGTACTTATTACGGATGGTTTCCGTAGGTTCTACTATTGTAGCAAGAGTTTCGGAATAAAGCAATACGTCTGTGTCAGTTGTCCAACTGGGCCATGGTTCTAGTGTACCATCATCCTTGATTAGGTACGGATGCTGTAGGTGGCAATTCGGTTCCTCCTCCAGTTGTTCCACTTGACTGATCAGGTGTATCCCCGACCTCAAGATCACTACCATCACTTCCATCTTCATCCTCCAATAATTTTTCTGCGTCAGCAAATAGCTGTTCCATATCAACGTCAGCATCCTTACCAGCAATCATATCTTCATGCCTTTGGAAGCTCTTATCATAGTTCTCTTCTTGTATAGCAGCGAGATACTGCTCAGTTATAGCATCCAGTGGATCATATGCTGTAAGAACATGATGACCTGGTAAATAGAAATCTCTATCCTTACTCAAAGGTGCCCATGGAAACCATGATACTTGATAACCCTTCTCTTGATTGATAACAATACCAGTATCATTAGACACAATATCCAATCTAAAAGGTTTATGTAAATGAAATCCTATAGGATCCTTAGTATCAGGATCAGTTATCTCCTTTACCTCAGTAATAACTTCCTCACCAGATTTTAATAATAAAAGTTTTACACTCATGCTACACTACCGCCCATCTTCTGTACATTAGTAATGTATGTATCACGAAGTGTTGGGACTGGTTCTAGTATGGTAACAACCATGTTATGATTGAGTGGGATTCTAGTCTC